GGCAAAAGCCGCCAAATCAACAAACCCTAAAGTGGCAAAGATGGCAAATCTGGCCAAGACTTTGGGCAAGCTGAAGAAGTAATATGTGGATCCCTTCACACTTGTCGCACTTGCAAGCGGGGCTTTCAAGATCTGTAAAGACGCTTGTGAGATGTACAAGGAAGGGCGGCAAATTGTTACTGACATTGCCCATGAAGTTGATGGAGTTGTCAAAGACGTTAAGGCAGTACAAAAGAAAGCCAAAGGTCTTCTTGGGTTCTTGAGCGCCGTATTTGGCAAGAAAGAGGAAGAGCAGCCACAAGTTGCTCAACCCGCCAAGAAGGTCAAGAAAAAGAAAGAGCCACCACCAGAATTTGACGAAAACCTCATTTACCAACAGGTCAGTGATGCTCTCATCAAGTTCTTCCAAGCGTACAACGCCCTGAAGAATTACGTTAAGGAACAGGAAGAATTTGCTCTCCATGCAAATAACGATGAAGGCCAAGAGGCTGCAATCAAGATCACGATTGCCAATTTGCAGATGGAGAAGTTGAATACGGAGCTGAGTGATTACATGGTATACCACGTCCCACATGAGTTGAAGGATTTGTATACTCGGGTCAACCAGCAAATTGGTCACATTGCCAATGTGCAAGCGCTAGCGAGACGAGAGGAAATGTTAAGGGAGCGTCGGGCAAAATGGCAACAGGAGCAAAAGGCGGATCTAATAAAGGGAAGAATGGCGGCTACAGCAATTACAGTGCTGATGCTGATGTGGATATGGCTAATGATTCTCAGCATGACACACTCGCCATCCTACTGATCGTTGTTTTGTTGGTTGTTTTGTTATTGTTGATTCCGTTGATTGCTTGGATGTATGTGGATGTGAGGCAGATGGAACTTAGGGTCAATAAAGCTTTGACAAGGATTGAGGGGAAATGATTAAAAAACGCCATTTTCTATACATGAGGAGTTTGACATGTTTACTTTTTTTACTTTTGTGTGCATGTGAAGACCGCTACAGATACCATTGTCAGGACCCTAAAAACTGGGAGCAAGAGGACTGCAAGCCGCCTTATTGCGTGGCTGCGCAGAATTGTCCGGAATATTTCAACAAACCGAAAAATGGCACACAAAACCCCTGAACAATTAGACTACGAAACCAAGTCATTCATCCTAAAAACCATGTGTTTTGTGATGGTGATGGTGGCGTCATTGCTTGCTTACGGTATTGTGTTTACCGAACAGCCTTTGTTCATTGAGGCCCCTGCTGATAAAGCCATCATTGCAATTCTATCCATGACGATGGCGCAGATATTCACGGTACTGAGTTTGGTATTGACAGGCAAGCCACCAGCACCCACCCAGCCACCCCAGCTTCAACCGCCATACAATCCATGCATGGGCCAGCAAAGAGTAGGGTATTCCCCTGTATACGGAGCGCCTGCTGGTAATATTACCAATTTGGATAACTCAATGTCTGGTTACAGCATTGATCCTGGTGCAGCTTGGACCCCACCTCCACCTCCCACTACGCCGCCATCTTTAGAGCATGAAGAAGAGCGTGAGCGTATGGCAGCAGCTAGACGGGAGGCCATATGATTGGTTTGCTGTTTGGGAACATCTTTTATTACTTAGCGCTTGGCGCTTTGTTTGGTGGCGCGGTACTTTATTTTTTAAGTTACTTCGCTAGAATCTTGCCCGTTGTGGCAACTTATTCCCTGCTGATTCAGATTGGTGGGGTTCTTTTATCCTTTACAGGAGCAAGTTATGTCTCAAATATTCACGGCTATGAAAGAAGAGTTGCAGAAGATAAAGCAGAGATTGAGCGACTTAATGCAGAGTCTCGGGCAAAAGAAGCAGAGCTCAACGGAAGACTCGCAAAAGCAGCCACCCAACTGAAGAAGGCCAAAGATGACATCAAGACCAAGACTGCTTCTATCAATGCTCGCATTGACTCTGGCGAGTTGCGCTTCCCCTCCACCTGTGGTGTACAAGCCAATTCAAGTTCCCCCTCTGGGGATGGATCCGCTGGAGCCGAATCTGAGCGACAGGCTATTAAAGATATTGTCCAAATCGCAGCCGACGGAGACAGCGCCATCGTCAGCTACAACTCCTGCATCGCCCGCTACAACCAAGTGATGGAAACTGTGAATGAGGGGGTTAAATGATTAGCACTGAAAAGCTGCACGCGCTGGGTATAGGGCCAGAATGGTCTGAACCCTTGACCACAACCTTTACGACGTTTGGCATCAATGATCTTAACCGACAAGCTGCGTTTATTGGACAGTGTTCACACGAGTGCAACCACTTCAAAACACTGGAAGAAAACCTCAACTATCGCGCCGAAACCCTTCAAAAGCTGTTTGGTCACAAGTTTAAACCCGACGAGTTTGCCGTTTACGCCCACAATCCCGAGAAGATTGCCAACCGCGTTTACTCTGGCCGTATGGGAAACCGAGACGAAGCGTCCGGAGACGGCTGGCGCTTTCATGGGCGTGGATGTATACAGTTGACTGGTCATGATAATTATTGGCACTTTGGCCAGGCTGTGAACCAGGATTTTGTAATGAATCCTCAATTGGTTGCTACCCCCATGTATGCCGCTTTGAGTGCAGGCTGGTTTTGGAAGACCCACGGATGCAATGAATTGGCCGAATATCAGAACTGGCAGGGCTTAACAAAACGCATAAATGGTGGTACATTTGGGCTTGAGGAACGCATAAAATTGACTCAACACGCGCTTGCCGTTCTGGGCGCTTAACCGCAAACGTGTATGCCACTTATTAAGCCTACATTCAGACCCGGCGTCAATCGCGAGAACACCCGTTACATGACCGAAGGTGGTTGGTACGAGTGCGACAAAGTGCGTTTTCGCCAAGGTAGTGCGGAGGTAATTGGCGGCTGGAACCAGATCTCAAGTTATACCTATCAAGGCGTTTGCCGTTCATTGTGGAACTGGGTGACGCTTAATGGTTTTAACTTGATGGGCGTAGGAACAAACCTAAAGTTTTACATTGAAAACGGCGGTAACTACAACGATATTACTCCAATCCGATCAACCGTAACCCTACCTACAGATCCATTTACAGGCAATGGTACAACCACCGTACAGGTTTATTCCCCATCTCATGGCGCATCGGCAAACGATTTTGTAACTTTTAGTGGCGTTTCTGGCGCATATGCTTCGCTTTTAAACGGGCAGTATCAAGTAGCTTCAGTCATTGACACTAACAATTACACAATTACCACGGCAACTTCTGTTGCATCTGGCACAACAGGCGGCTCTTCTGTATCTGCGGCTTACCAAGTAAGTGTTGGCCCAGCGATTGAAACACCCCTACAGGGATGGGGCGCTGGTACATGGGGTAATGGCAGCTGGGGTAACACATCAGCTACAAATAGCCTTCGTTTGTGGAGCCAAATGAACTGGGGTGAAAATTTACTTTTTGCACCCAATGGCGGAACGATATATTACTGGACGGCAAGTAGCGGACTGGCAACTCGAGGATCGGCTCTTAATTCTCTTGGTGGTAACGTTACCATTACAGCTGGCATTCCAATTGTTGTTACATCAACAGTACTTTATACAGAAGGTGCTGCGCTTCAGTTTGGCGGTAATTTGCCCCCAGGCATGTCTGCCAACACGACATACTATGTTTACAACGTCAACGGATTAAATTTTAATCTACTTGATTCAAACGGTAATTTGGTAAACTCTACCAGTGCTCCCAATATGACTGGGGTAAAGGCCACGGGTAGTGTTGGATCAATGACAGCTAGCATTACCGCAGCTCCTGTTCTCACGGGCGTAGGTGCAAGCGGGGTTGCGGGAACTTTACCAGGATTTAATCTTACAAGTAATACAGCGGTCGGTAGCGTCGGTACGATGACCGCATCAATATCTCCGCTTGTTTTGCCAATTACTGGCGTCTTGTCTTCAGCGAATGTAGGTAAACTTACGCCCGCCCTGACTTATAGCGCCTACGTTTCTTTGATTGTGGACGTGCCAGTTGTGCAGAGTTTCCTCATGGTCTCAGACACATCAAGGTTTGTGTTTGCATTTGGCGCCAATGATTTAGGGTCATCTCTTCCTGATCCTTTGCTTATCCGTTGGTCAAACCAAGAGGACGTTTATAACTGGACGCCAGATGCCACCAACTCTGCTGGATTCATACGGCTGTCGCACGGTTCTAGGATTGTTTCTGCTATTCAGACGCGCCAAGAGATTTTGGTTTTGACCGATTCAAGTGCATATTCTGTGCAATACATCGGTGCTCCTTATATTTGGCGTTCTCAGTTGTTGGGTGATAACCTGTCTATTGCAGGCCAAAACTGCATGGCTTTGGCATCAGGAGTTGTTTATTGGATGGGATTCGATAAGTTTTATTACTACAACGGTACTGTGCAAACGCTTCAATGTGACCTGCGTAGATATGTGTTTTCAAATATTAACACAAGCCAAAACCAACAGTTCTTTGCGTCCACCAATGAGGCATTCAATGAGGTTTGGTGGTTCTATTGTTCAGCCAACAGCAATACAATCGACAGTTATGTTGTGTACAACTACTTAGAAAAAGTATGGTACTACGGCACAATGGCCAGAACTGCTTGGATTGACTCTGGCCTACGCGCATATCCAGAGGCGGCTACTTATTATGGCAACCTTGTAGATCATGAGTACGGATTGAACGACAACGCAAACGGAACACCAGCTCCCATTGATGCGTACATAGCCTCATCTGAGTTTGATATTTCAGACCCAACTGGAGACCATTTTGCTTTTATATCTAAAGTATTACCTGATCTGACGTTTGAGAATTCATCCGCAACAAACCCTGTTGTGACGATGACCATTTCTTCTTTGAATAATTCGGGTGGTGGTATCAGCCAAACGTACCCCAATTCTGTTTACAGTGTTAATATTAACGGCAATCCTGAGACATTTACCGGCTATGTGTATACCCGCATCAGGGGCCGACAGTTCATCTTTAAGATGGAGTCTAACCAGCTCAATACTGCCTGGCAGCTTGGTGCTCCTCGATTTGATGCCAGAGCGGATGGACGCAGATAATGTCAAAAATAGTAAACACCAGCCCACCGAGCTTGCCGTTAGCGCAACCTGCGTTTGACCAGCAATATCAAGCGCAATTGAACAACATATTGAGGCTGTACTTTAATCAGCTAAGTGATGCGTT